GCACGGTAGGTTTTCTCAGTGAAGAGACAAGGTTGGGTACCGCAACGCGCCCTCTCTGGACTAATCCAGATCTTTGCTTGCGGCTCGACTACATCTGCTTTCTTCGCAACCAGGCCCCTCAATACCACTGCCCAGTGGACGGGGAGGTTAACTTGTACCCGCTTCGGTACCTGGCGCTTTAGCCGGATGTAATTCGGGAAGAATCGGCATCTTCTACTAGGTGTGGCACCACTTCGTAATGGTGGTTTCCCAATATGGGCCTGGCCATTTAAAATTTATTTAGGGTGTTACATTGTTAGGAGGGGCAAACTACTGGGTCGATGGGTTATCATCCCAACGCCAGCAGTGAGTACGCGGGCAGCCGCAATACCCATCCCTCTAACAGTGCCGCGCCCAAGGGCTCCAAGCACATGCTTGGCTTCAGTTCTTACACCATCAAACAAATATGCTCCCAAGTCACTAATAGATGACAAAATGTGCTGGGTGGTAAAGCCGGCAGGCGCCTGCGGCACAGCATTAAGTGCATTAGTCAAGGCAGGCTGCCACTGCCAAATGGTGGTGATTTCAACGTAACCGTTCACCCCACAGGCGGTGACACTCGTAGCCGTGCCATCAATGCCCTTGCCGACCAAATAGACGCAACCGGCACCCCCAGCACTCCCCCCTAATACGACCCATGATTCATCAGAGTCAGATGGCAGCCACCTTACCTCATGATGAGTTGATCCATTAGGCGATATCTTCTGGCACTGGGACAGCGTTTGAAACACGCTCATCGCTGAAGTAGGCGTAGCGACAAAGCCTTGGGTGTAGCCCAGGCCAATCATTCCTTGCCTAGATGAGTATGGTCCGCTGGGGTTGTATTTAAGACATGCAGCAACTGGCCGGAATCGACCAACGACTCCAGAGCCATTGATGAAGTTCGAGACAAGGCCCGTCGCCGACCCCGCCGTGGAGTAGGAGACATTGGGCGTTGCCCCACCAGGGCCCTGGGCCGCAGCAGCAAGACAAGTGTTAGTAGCCCCAGCAGAAACCAACTGAGGCATGTATTCAAGAACAAAGTCAGTCGCATAAATGTTGCCAACTGTGAGGCCGGCAGAGACTGCTGAGAGTGTGACATTATCAGTAGTGCGCAACAAATAACCGCTATCAGTGCCGCGGTAAGGAGGAGTGACAAGGTTAGAATTGCAAGGGTCCCGAAGCATGGTATCATAAGCCGCCATGTGCCGACTGACAGCCGACTCGACTGGCGCCCTCGGTACACGCTTGGGTCCGACCTTTCGCTTGGGCTGCTTAGCCCGAGCATTCTTCCGCTGAGCCATGAATCGAATGATGCAGACAGAGTAACAAGTGATTATAGTGTATGAAACACGTTAGCAGTAATCCCGAAACTGTGGGCAAAACCAGCTCGGAGATACAGTGAAGTCGGTACTTATGTCGACTTCACGGGGGCGGCCTGGGCAGTAGGTCCACCTAGCGGAGCCACTCTCAAGCATACGCTGCATTGCTGGCTCAATGCCAAAGGCGCGCCAAAATGAATAGCGCGACTTGGGGCTAATGTCCACATACCGGGGGCTGAGCCCTCTGGACATCCAGAAGAACCCACCCTCCAGCTGTGGTGCCCCCTGCAGTGTTCCGTCTGCGTTGCGGAGCATCGCTGTGTAGAACTCCTGGAAAACTGGTAGCCCCGCACCAAGTGCCAGCCCACAATTGCCTATAGCACCTAAGAGTTTGCGGTCTATCTTACCCTGGTTAAGGGGAAGCGTAGTGACAACATCTTTGGAGATGGCAACGCGGGGATCTCGGCACATGATCCACCCATCAGGGCCCCAGACAGGCCGGGTCTGGCAAAATTCAAGGTGCTCAAATTCGAAGACTGGATCCTCAACCTTCATGGTAAATCCGTAACGTTTAAACCAATTGGGTATCGCAGCCAACAAAGCATCCTTGTCCTCAGCCTCGCATATTAACATACAATCGTCGCCGTTGTTTGCAAGCTTAGCGCGAATATTCAACTCGCGGCATAGCGTCCAAACCATGGCGCACATGAGCAGACAATTACCAAGGGCAGTGTTCATATCACCGCTCATTCGCACACCGTCAACAGTGTACTTGACCTTGTCCTTGCCCACGCGCGCCACACCACGGTTCTGCAACTGCATGCCAAGCAGTCGGAGCAACTCAGTCCGGTCTTCGCCTGCAAAGAAGCTGGCGTATACTGAGTGTTCCCAGCGAAGCGCGTCAGCGCTGATGTGCTGATCAAACCGACTTGCGTCAAGCCCAATACCACATGGCTGCTTAAAACCGGACTCAAACCACTTGTGGGCCATATGCTGCGCTGTTTGGCGCGCATTGTAGCCTTTCATGACCGTAGGGTCCCCCCAAATGTTCTTAATGCGCTTATAGATGCGCTTCTCAAGTTTGTGCAAAAAGCGCCCCAGTGAGACGTTATAGCGTGGGTCACGTGGGTTAATAATACGTGGTGCCGGGTCCCACTTTGCGGCAGTTCGCCGCACTTTCTCAGCCTTGACAAAGAACCGAGACACCGCATCCTTCTCAGACACTGCCCGCCGATGGACAGACTCAGCCGCCTTCACCATGACAACACGCCTACGACCCACATATTGCATCGCAAACTGGTGCGGTGTATGTGGGTGGCAGTCTGGTTGCCTGGGACGGAGCCTACGCTGAAAAGTTCGCAGATTGTCAAAGATCCCTGGCTCAGGAGCGGGAGGAGGCGCCAGCCCTTCAGGCGTCTCCACGCACAAAATACGCTCCATCACCCCACGTCTTAAATTTTTCACTGAGTTGTTGTGCACCAAAAAGGAACACGGACCACCCAGGCCGCTGAAGCGGTAAATTTTTCTTGTTTTATGATAGGTTCCGCCTGTAGCCAATACCTCCAACCTTGGATCCTCGCCACGTGTTACGGTGGTGTCAAACCCAGGCATGACCACTAGGCGCCCCTATTTCTTCACTGGCCGCATGCCGTTGCCCTTTATAGGGACTAAGCCTGCTCTCGCGCGCTCAGCGTTCTTAATGCGACGTGCTAAGCCGGGGAAGAGCTGGGCAAACCAATTATCTGGCAAGAAGTCACTCTGCCAGTCCTCGTTGCCAGCCCTCATTCTCGACTCAAACTCAGCGGTAGCATTAAATTGCTGTGCTTCCACGTCCCACTTCGTTGGCATCATGACAAACTTAATTGCCATAGGTGCGTGCATGGGCTGATGGCTCTTCCGGCAGTGTATGCGGTCCAGATGCTCGTACACCCGTTTGCTGACGACAGCCTCGTCCTCAACAGTGAATTCCGGTCTGTACCCAAAGCTGGCCCGCACTTCCATGCCCACTGTGTAGGCAAACTTCATGCGGTGCCGCCTCCTCTCCGGCTCACTGGCATCCCACTTGGCTGGGCGTACTAGCCCGGTGGGACCAACAAATTCAACTGCAGTCAACTCCCCATTCGGATGTGCTGGGTCATCCTCACCCGCATCTGACATGATTGTGCCAACACAGGTGGCCATCTGACTCACTTCGCGGGGAACTCGGGGCATGGTCTGGGCACGACCACCTCCGCTCAGCAACACCCACAATCCCATGAACAACCCGCCCAACCCACTAAATGGGTTAGGCAGGTCCCCAAACTCCAGGGCAGGGACAGCATGTGGTGCTGCATACTGGATCGCAAGATAACGATCCATGTCCGCCAATCCTACCGGGACGTTTCCGGAGGTATGCCGACACGGGCGGGTGTCAAACCGCACGGATGAATGGCATGGGC